AGCAGCTGGAACTCGCAGCTCTGCGGAATAGTCAGGTGGCAGCCAATATTCATCGCCCAGGCTTCAACCTTACACAGGAAGACATACATCTCTCCGGTATCAAGATTGGAGGTATGACGTAATGACTGAATGGTGGTGATTTCACCGGTTACGACATCAACCAGTTCTTTGGTTTCATAACCGAGATAAGTGTGTTTGAGAGCATCTTTTACCCAAGCTGGAGTGGCGAACGTTTTACCCCTGCTGATGAGGTATTCACTGATTTCGCTGTACCACATGTGGCTGAGTGCATTCTGGGAAAGACTGCGTCTCTCGCGCCACGGTTTAAGCACCATGCGAAAGCATTTGCCGTCCTCCAGATAAGGCTGGATCTGCCGACCGATAGCGGTGAAGTTACCGCGATGCAATTTGATACCATCTTGTGGGAGGTTCACGCTTCACCTCCGCAGAGATCAAACGCTGGATGCAAAATATCGCAGGTGCATTTCTGCATCTGTGAATGGAGAAGAGAGGTTGGATTGTATGTGCGCATAAACGTCCCCGTTTAGCGCAGAAGTCACCGGAGGAGTTCAAACTCCGGTGACTTAATTATGGCAAGTTGATTGTTGAAAATCAATTTAGTGGATTTAGGCGCAATACAAAGGATCATTAGCAGCTCTAATACCGCCCTGAATCGCAAGCCCTGTATGGCAATTTGACATTGAGCATGATTGCCATCTGTGCAAGGGACCTCCATTAATCGAAACTTCCAGCAGATCTTTATCTCCTTTCATCCTGACCCCTTCATACAACATATCAAGACGCTCAACAATCAATCCTGTTGGAGGTTCCATTTTTAGAACGAGGGCAAACTCTCCTGGCCCACGTCGTATTGTTATACGCGGGCCGGTACACTCCACATCCCAATTGTCTGATTTAGCTTTCCATTCATTTTCATCTATCAGTAAAGTCTCCTTACCAATAGAATTACAGAAAATTCCTGATAAAAGCATCGGTCCATGTGGTATGGGTGAAGGTTTCACAGAAAGAATGGGTTGTTCGTTGACTACAATCAAATTTTGACAGTTATGAAACGTCACTCCTGCAAATTTTACTGTTATAGGCTCATTATGAAAATCAAACATTTCATTTGCAAAACCAGCCTGTAAGCACTTGGGATTTCTGTCAGCTATTTCCACTGTCTGTGCTGAAAGTCTACCACGAGCTCTTTTTTGATTGCATTGGGAGCAAAGAAGTGTCATTCCATTCGGATCATGTATTTTGGCATCAACGAAGTCAGGTTTAAAATGCTCATAATCATAAAATCCAAATCCACAAATTACACAGCCAAAGCCGCACCTTTGCCTTATCTGACGTTTTATTGTCTCAGGTATTCTTCTTGAGAGCCCGTGTTTATTAATATTGTCCATATGGTTAGTACGCTATAAGTTTGTTTCTATAATTTTACCACAATAGATAAGTTTGTATCAGAAATCGCTATATGGAGTGAGCGGAATATTTATATTATTCATGCAATTGCTCTCCCGTACGCAGCCCGCACTTCCGTCATCGCAGAATGACGGAAGCCTTACTAACTAGCGCCTTTATTGAAACAGATTCTGAGGTAAATGCGGCAATACTTGACTCCACTTATCATCCTGCCACGGCTGAAGTTTTACATGTGCCGTTTCTCGGGCGAGGATTGCTCGCGCTCTGTTGAGTCTCTGGGGATATTCTTGCTCGATGGAAGTGAAGTGACCAGCCTCACCATGCTCCGCATCCTGAAGAAGATGAGTAACGTTCTGGTAGGCAATTAACATCACATTCCCTGCTCGCCATAACCAGGCGAGTGTGCAAAGTTCGTTATCAGTGAATTGTTTTGTGATTGGGAATTGTTGAACTGCTAGAACGGGAACGCCAGCATCCATTGGCAGTCCCTATAGTAAAACCATAGCTCAGGACGCTTCGTTCAGGATAGATACTTTTATTGTACTTACCTAACTTTCTTACTATAGCACGGTTGGAAAAGTGATTATTACTCAAAAATAAACCTCACCATCAACCATATATTTGAGAGTACTTATCGCCTGCTGGGCGGATATTGTTTTCATTAAAGGATAGTGTTTAAAAACAATGCCATTCATAAAATAGATATCACAGGTTTTATTATCTGTATTGATTATGATTTTTTCGAATGTTTTATAGGCAAGTGTACGACATAGCTCTCGCCCATTTTTACTGGTTAAGTCAATAGCATGAAAATCACCAAGTGAACTCACCGCTTTACTCTTCAAAGTTTTTAATGATACCGAAGCCCTTCGTAATTCTTTATCTAATACTCTGATTTTTTCTGCTATAGCGGTAACTTCAGGCGCAACAGATAATGCAGCAATTAAATTATTAATTTTCATCTGGAGCTCAATAATTTTCAACTCTAAAGTTTCATTAGCATCTTTCTTGTTTTCAACTGGTTGGATTTTACTACAATTAAAAAGCAACTCATTAATGATATTATAATCAACCAAATCTCTCTTTATTGATGGCCTGTCACATCGATGCAGTCTTCTCATCGGACAAACATAATAGCCATGCAAACTTCCAGATACCGCATGAACAATCATGGTATTACCACAAGCCTCGCACTTCATAACTGTTCGAAGTAGATTTATCAACATAGGATTTTTGCTACTATTGCTAATACCAAAAGGTGCCAACCGAATTTCCTGCACAGCGTAAAACAAATCATCTGATATGACTCTGGGATAATAGCCAGCGATTTCACTTATTCCTTTACCTCTTGCACGATATGAAGGTACGCATATACCTATCAGAGCTTTATTCGCTAATAATTTTTCAATTACAGAAGGCCCCCATGCACTTTCTTTGCCTGAGAAATTTTTTACAGCATGATCATTTAAATACTTGGCTATTGCATTCAATGATCGCCTTTCCATCCTGAGTTTAAAAATTAGCTCAATCGTTTTCACCCTGTCGGGGTCTGGAATAAAAGCTGTTCTTTTGTCATCCAATGAGAGCCATCTCGGACAAGACGCCGTCATAATCGTGCCTGACTCCAGTGCATCCTGCCGTTTTTTCTTCCATGATAATTTAACCCGACTTGACTTTATCTCGCTTTCTTCATTTGCCCTTTGTGCTATAAGTATGGCTTTTATTAATGAATATGGATCATTCAAAGAGTCAATATTATAGACTGTATTATCGCAAAGAGTTATAACATCAATACCGTGATTCAAAATCAATTTCAGACGCTCAATCGCTTCACCGACTTTTTCTCTTGAAAGTCTGTCCAAACTTTCAACTAACAATGTAGTTCCTGGCAATATATAACCATGCTCTATAGCATCTAAAAATTCCGAAAAAGCTCCTGATTGTGCATGCTTTCCTTTGAATGCACTTAATCCTAAATCTTCATATGTTATGGTATCAAGATAATAATCACTATTTACCTTTAACCATTCAGCAATAAGTCTTCTCTGTCGGTTCAATGAGTCGCCAGACATCTGACCTGGTGATGAAAATCGCATATATGCTATGGCTTTTTTCATGGTGACACCTGCTAACGTATGCTTTTATAAACCTTAGTGGTGGGATATAACTTTTGTTTAATTTTTATTTAAAAAGACAATTAAGGTCACATTATCTTGAATATACAACAATAATCGTATTGCAATTTTCTCACGCCATAATCTTGAAAGCACAAAAGAATACATAAAAAATAAAGACATTAACAAAAAGCATAAAACGAGGCTCATATAAATATAAGAGCCTCCATATTTTAGTCGTTTAAAAACAAATTATTTTTAATGTGGTGTGCTTCGTGACAATAAATTAATAACCAACACACCGGCACAAATCAACATCATGCCTATAATGGCTGGCAGGTCCAGCCGTTGGCCGAAAAATCCCCATGACAGTAAGCTAATCAGGACAATACCGACTCCTGACCAGATAGCATAAGCAATCCCTGTAGGAATATAAGCCAGCGTCTGAGCTAATAACCAGAATGATGCACAATAACAAATAATTGTACCAACAGATGGCCATAACCGTGTAAAACCTTCTGAAAACTTCATTAAGGTTGTACCAATGACCTCTGCAAGTATTGCACCACCAAGATAAATATAAGGGTTCATAGCATATTCTTTCCTGTTCAAACTGGAGAGAATTGTACTACAGTTTGAAATCAACTCACCTGTTTCATCATTGTGTACCCATTGATGTTCTTTTATATACCCTCAATACGCGTTTCATCGCGGCACTCTGGCGACACTCCTTAAAAATCAGATTCGTGCTCACCTTTCCTTCCCGTTCTTCTCTGGTAGCGAACCGGTAATACACCGTTCGCCAGACCTTACCATCAACGACCAGGATTCCTGCCCGCGCCATTTTAGCCGCAGCCTGATTTATGCTGGTTACGGTTGCGCCTGTTACCGCAGCAACGTCCTGTGCACAGAAGCTCTTATGCGTCCCCAGGTAATGAAAAATTGCCTCTTTGCCCGTCATACACTTGCTCCTTTCAGTCCGAACTTAGCTTTAATTTCTGCGATCTTCGCCAGAGCCTGTGCACGATTTAGAGGTCTACCGCCCATAACAGGAAGTTGTTTTACTGGTTCAGGTATCGTCTCACCACGGTTAATTCGCGCTGTCATACAGGTCAGTTCATCGGCAGCCTTGCGCCGTAATTCCGCGTCAGTCAGCGCATTGGCCCGCATGTTCTGGTACAAGTTGGTAACCAACCAGTAATGCGCGTTCGATTTCCACGGATAAGACTCTGCATCCGGATACAGGCCACGCTTCCGGCAATACTCGTAAACCATATCAACCAGCTCGCTGACGTTTGGCAGCCCGGCGTTAACAGATGCTTCTTCCCGGCACCAGGCGACAAACTGCCCGGGTGATGGCAGGAATGGTCGATTCTGCCGACGGGCTACGCGCATTCCAGCGTTAACCTGTTCCATTGTGGTGATCCCGTTTTCCCGGAAAGCCAGAACCCACTGGCGGCGGATTTCGTTCAGTTCATTCTGGTCACGGTTAGCCAGGCTCGCCGGGAAAGTTGCCAGTAACTGGCTGAACACACCGTTGATGATCTGCGCTACCTGCTGTACCTGTGGCTTTTCGTCGTACTGTTCCGGCATGTTGTTGGCGATCCGGCGCATCTGCTCACAGTCAAAGTTAACCATCTGTGCGGCGATGTTTTTCATAGCTCCACCCCGTAAATCCAGTCAGTGTTCGTCAGGTCGAGTTTTGGTTTGCCGGCTATCACGCCAGCCTGTTGCTTGTTTCGGTTGATTTCGAGCTGGGTCCACTTGTCGCGGAGTTTGGCCGGACTTAGCACGTTACCGGACCAGAAGTTGTCCTGGCATGCCCAGCGGAACAGCACACACATGTCGCGGTGGTTACGTCCGTCACGTTCACGCATCAGGCGGATATCGTTAGCCCACCCTGCAAAATTCGGTTTTCTGGCTGATGGCGCGATGGTCTTCACCATGTCAAACATCCACTCTGCGGCGGTCAGGTCTTCTGCTGTCCCCCACTTGCTGCCGCTCTGAATTGCAGCATCCGGTTTCACCACAGGAAGATCGTTTTCTGGTTGGTCAGAGGATTCGCCAGAATTCTCGGACGAAAAAGGTTTTATATTGTCTTTTGTTAGTTTGTCTTTTGTGTTTACCTGATTCGGGTAAACGCCTTTACCTGATTTGGGTAAACTTTTTTTACCTGATTCAGGTAAATTTACCTCTTTCAGGTAAACTTTATTTTTCTTACCTGATTCGGGTAATGTTGACCATTCACTGACCACATTATTAATGCCGGTATTCCGTCCGCTCTGAATAAAAATCCCACGCTTTACCAGAACACTTTTTGCAGCAGAACACTTGTGCGGCAATATCCCGGTTAATTCGGAAAGTTGCTCGTTGCTAACCCAATCCAGTTTTTTATTAAAGCCATATGTTTTGCGCATGACAGCCAGAAAGACCAGAAGCTGGTGCTGTGTTAATCCGGCCAACTGAGGTGTAAAAATGTTCAGAATCATTTTGCCTAACACCTGGTACGTCGACCACCACGGCACTCCCTGCAAAATCCTGCGTTCTACCCACAACAAAGTTCACTACATCCGAAAAGGCAGAACATGTATCGCCAGCATGTTCCGCTTTAATCATGACTTTGAACCTGTGAATAAAGCTGATGCAGATCGGATAGCAGTAGAGATCGAAACGGCAGAACACATTAAGAAGTTACGTGACATGCGTTCAAAAAGCAGAGGTAACCATGGAATCATACAGCCTCACACTCGATGAGGCCTGTCAGTTTCTTAAGATATCCAGA